TTTTTCTTTTTCAACAAGGCTTGTAATTAAAAAAGAATAACTACCTTCATCATAGAATCTTTCTCTATATTGAAGTACATGTCTTTCTTTAATGCGAGGCTTTAAGGTCTTGACATTTCCGTCGGGAAGTTTTAAATCAAGTTGCGTACTTTCATCAAAAATAGAAAATTCGTCCAAATAGTCAAAAGATTGTATAAATCCAGAACGAACCTGTTTGTAATATGAAACGCCCCTGCCTTCTGGTATCTCAATAACCTGAATCGCGCCATACCTAGAATCGTCTTCATCGCCAACCTGTATCCCAAGTTTTGTCTCTCTGGACAACAAAACAGCCTTTTCAGGTATTTGCCCGTTTTCCAGCAAAGAAAAAGGGACATAAATTTGTCTTTTCATTATTAAATAGTTGACAACTTTTGTTTCACTACAGAAAGAGACGAAAGCAACTTTTCAAGACGAAGAACTTCTCCTTCAAACCCTGGAATTCTTAATTCTTCAATGTCTGATTCTTCAAAAACTTCTGGGTCAACCCCGACTCTTAGAAGAGTGTTGTAGATTTCGTGACTTAGTGTTACTTCAGCGTTTTGTAAAGACTGAAGTTTTTGTTCTGTTGTTAAATTCAATTCCATGATTCTCCTATAAATTAATCAAAATGTATGCTGCCCCAGAAGAAGCAGCAAAGTTGTCGGAATCAGCGGTTAAACCAGCCCGAGTGTCGTATGTAATTGTACCCGCTACAGAGTCGCTAACTACGAGAATAGCACCGCCACCACCTGCGCCGCCTCTTTTGCCATTAACCCCTGGTTGACCACTTGTACCAGTTTGTGCAGGGGCTGCAGCACCACCCGCACCTCCAGCACCACCTATCCAGTGACCGTTCGGTTGGGCTGCTGCTGGGTTTGCGTGATGGCTCCACCTATTTAAGTTCATTACACCATTGCCGTAATGGTGGGGTCCATGATGGTGTCCGCCACTTACCTGCATTCCGCCACCTTGGTTATGACCGTTTCCTAAATCATGACCGTTTGCGTAGCCATGCGTGTGTCCTGGGTGACCATGCCCAGCACTACTATGTCCTTGGTCGCCACCTGCATGAAGATGTTCAATTCGTCCATGAAAAGTACCAGTTGTTGCAGGATGGGAATGTTGATAAGCGTGATTCGCTTTATAGTGAGTTCCGCTAGTTCCGCTGAACGCGTAATAATGCATACCACCGTGACCGTCATTTGAGTGAGGATGATGTCTACTCCCTGTGTGGTGGTAATGGCCAGAGTTTAATTCCATTGGGGGAATGTAACCAAACTTTCCTTCCCCACCAGCCGAATGGTTATGTGGGTTTACGCCATGTGCGTGGAAATCAGAAAAAATAGCGCCACCATGATGATGGCTAGGGTTATGTGTTGCAGGCACAGGGACTGGGGCTATATGGTAAGCCAAATCGGGAGCCTTGGTTCCAGGAGTCCCCGCAGTTCCAGCGGTGCCAGTACTCCCTGCGCTCCCTGCAGTTGCTGTACCGCCAGCAACACCAGAGCGACCGATAGACATAAAAGTTCCAGAACCAACAATGTGTTTTGCAATGATACAAACGACTCCGCCTCCGAGACCACCAGTACCTCCTGCACCACCAATACCTCCCGCCCCACCAGCGCCAGCAGTCATTCCAGTCACATTTCCATCTGCGCCAGTATTTCCTTTACCTGCAGGAGCGCCTACTGATTCACGATGTGGGTTCGGTGCTCCATTGCTTCCAGTTGCGGCACCAGGAGTACCAGCAGTTCCAGCCTTTCCAGGCCATGTATCACTGTTCGTGAGAATCGCTGGTGTTCCACTTGCACCGTTAGCACCCGTAGTTCCTACTGTTCCTCCAGAGCCTCCACCGATAGGAATCATCCCCGATGTGTGCATGAACACTCCACCAGACATTGCGTTTATGTCTTTAACAAGAAAACTTGGCAAAACTGGAATGTTCGGATTCGTAGAGCCACCACCCTGACCGCCAGCACGATATGAAATGGCGGACTGACCTTTGACTGTCCCATCACTCACTGCGGATGCCGTCTCACCAACAACCCCACCAGAGACTGAACTCATACCGACATGACCGTTGATGGTCAGTGTATTTTTAACGAAAATCCTGTATCCGTTTGTAAAAAGTATTCCACCGCTTTGAACATCAAGGTTGTTGTAATGCATATCTGAAGTAATAGTGACAGTAGTGCCAGAAGGGATTACAACATTTCCATCTAAACCAGTTCCATAGATAGCATCATTGCCTTCGCGCGCGACGCTTTTTTCAATTCTAGAAATAGCCATATCACACCTGCGACATATAGTGAACGGTGCCTGCGTTTTGTCCAGTCACATCAGTGGTGATTCCAGAAGCCAATGTTTCAGCAGAAGAAACAATAAGTATTACTCCTCCGCCTGCAGGTGCAGTTCCTGGTGCTTTGATGTAAGCCGTGCCTGACGCAGGACCAGAAATATAGCGAGCAGCGATGATGATAACACCACCGCCTGCTTGTGCAGTTCCGCCAGCCCCTCCACGAAGAAAAGTAGGTCCACCAGATGCTGTTACTGCGTAACCAGTTATTGCTTGGTGAGGAACTTGAAAATACTGAGCACCACCCATATTTGAGTGAGGCGCTGTTGCTGTGAATCCAGTTGCTGAACCGCCAAGTGAGTGAGTAACGGCGGTAGCGGCTGCTCCGCCTTGCATGATTGAACCTTCGGTTGAGTATCCAGTCGTAAAACCAATCGTGGAATCTGCACCCATAAACTTCAATGTGCCTTTGACAAAGATTCTGTATCCGTTAGGCGCTAACCGAACGCTCGCGTTAATGGTCAAATCATTGAAATACATGTCTCGCGTCATTGAATACACACTTGAAGACGGAGCCATACTCAATACAGTAGTGGTTCCGTCTAGTACAGCATCGCCATCAGCACCTGTTCCGTAGACAGAATCAACGCTTTCGTTGAAGTAAGCAACCCAAACCGAACCATCCCATTGCCAACTCTTAGGACCAGCAGTAAAAATCTGATTTACATACGGAGAAGCAGGAAAAGTAATCGCTGTCATTACGGTAAGCCCTCTACGGTCAAAAAATGACTAGCAATACGAGCAGTACCACTACTGGTTTTAACTTTCAAAGTAAAAGTATTGTTGCCAGGAGTAAGACCCGTTATTTTATGTTGCATAGAGGACATCCAAATGTCGTTACTGTTAGCACTATACCAACGCAAACATTGACCAACTGATGTTGTGTATCCAGCAACATCTACATCAACATTTATTTCTCCAGTACCGCTTTGTGTTTGAAGGTTTCCACCGAAAGTAACTAATGCTGTTGTTCCAGTAGGAATAGTTATGGGGGCTAAATATCCTTGAGTACTAGCAGTGCCGATAGCGACATATGAGGTACTTGTGAAATCCCAAAATGATGCACCGCCTGATACGATGGCAAAAGAGGATTGTGGTGTAATACATACCCATGCAGAACCATTGTATTGAATATTTCTATTTGTATCTGTCTCGTATGCCGTCTGACCAGTCCACGGTGAAGTGGGGCGAGTAGACGAAGTAACTTGCATTGGCGACATTGAACCGCCACCTAATTCAACCCATGCTGAGTTGTAGTAGATGTAAGTAGAACCAGTTGATGTGTCAAACCAAATCTCACCAGCAGACGGGGATGCTGGGGCGGTTGCAGAACTTGTTATTGGAGCACCAGCACCTGTCGCTCCTGTTGCGCCAGTCGCGCCCGTTACGCCAGTAGGACCCGTCGGTCCTGTCGGCCCTGTAACTCCAGTTGGACCAGTCGCACCAATTGGGACTACAAAGTCAAGTACTGCAGCGCCAGTAGTTCCACTATTCGTAACAGACCCTGTTGCTCCGTCAGTGGTTGTACCGACAGTAACTGTTGCAGAGACTCCAGTCGGACCTGTTGCGCCAGTTAAGCCTGTCGGACCTGTTGCTCCTGTCGCACCGATGGGTACAACAAAGTCAAGTACTGCAGCGCCAGATGTTCCGCTGTTGGTTACAGCGCCTGTTGCCCCATCAGTAGTTGTTCCTACCGTAACCGTCGCAGCAACACCAGTAGGACCAGTCGCACCAGTTGCACCAATAGGGCCAGACAAGTCTGTATAGATGACTACCCATTTTTCTCCATCCCACTTCCACGTCTTTCCTGAAAAAGAGTGAAGGTCGTTTGTGTTTGGAGAGTTTGGAAAGTCAATAGCCATGATTAGTACTTAATGATGTAATTAATTGCTAGAAAGGGGTTCATTAAACCAAGAGCAGTGTTTGTAAATCCGCCATTACCTGAATCTCCAGTAAAGTTTGGAAGATTAACGTCATGTGTATGACCAGCGCTTACACCAGCAGAGTTAAAAGCGCTAATATTTATATCGTGACTATGGTCAACGCTGTGACCACCTGACGTTGTAGCACCAATATCTGTATTGTGCGTGTGGTCGTTGGCCTCCCATGTTGTGGCTCCTGCGTAACGTGCGTTGATACCACCAGTTATTTCTCCAGAACCAGTACCAGTCAGAATGGCACGGTTTGTACCAGCAGTAGCAGTTTGAGCGGCTTTGTATGAGTGGTCATGGTATCCACTGTCTGAGCCGTGGTAGTGGGAGTTGTTTGCACCTGCTGATGTTGTGTTTACTGGGTTGACATCATGTGTATGGTTAACGCTTACTCCAGTTGATGTTGTATTTGGCGGGTCAACAGAATGTACATGGTCAACGCTTTGCGCTTCTGATGTAACAACTGCGTGGTCGTGAGCAATAGAGTGAGCATGTGTAGGCAAGTTGCCTGAAGCAATAACAACGCTTTCAGCGCCACCTGTTGCCGCTAGTGCTCGTGAGGTTAATCCCGTTCCAGCACCTGCCCCTATTGGCATACGACTACGCATGTCTGGAACATTAAAAGTAGTAGAACCATCTCCGCTTCCGTATGTTGTGCCTACTAGTGCCCAGAGGTTTGCGTAGGTTGTCCTGCTTACTGCTGCTCCGTTGCAGAGAAGCCATCCTTCTGGTGAAGTTGCACCCGCATATGGCATTAACC